GTCGACCTTACCGAGCGCATCGCACCGCGTCTGCTCGATCTCACTCTCACCGAGTGCCGGGGCGGTGAAGCCGATCAGCTGGATCTGCGCATCCACGACCACGATGGCAAGATGGCATTACCCAAGCGCGGCGTGCGCCTGGTCGTCGCTTTGGGCTGGAAAGCCACTGGCCTAGTCGACAAGGGCACCTTCATCGTGGACGAGGTGGAGTACAGCGGCGCGCCGGACATCATCACCGTGCGTGCGCGCAGTGCAGATCTCACTGCAGACATGCGCACACGTCGGGAACGCAGCTGGCACAACACGACACTGGGCGCCGTGCTCAACACGCTGGCCGGCGAACATGGTCTGACGCCGCGCGTCGCTGAAGCATTAGCGAAGATCAACCTGCCGCACCTTGACCAGGCCAACGAAAGCGACATGAATTTGCTGACCAATCTGGGGCAACGCTTCGATGCAGTGGCAACAGTGAAGGCAGGTGCGTTGGTGTTTGCGCCGATCGGTGCCGGCACTACGGCTACCGGCAAACCATTGCCAACCGTCACCCTGACGCGGCGCGACGGCGACCAGCATCGTTACTCCGTGGCCGACCGCGATGCCTACACCGGCGTGCGTGCGTATTGGACAGATAAGGGCAAGGCGAAGCGGCAATCGGTGCTGGTCGGCACAGACGACAATGCCAAGCGCCTGCGCGAGTCGTATGCCGATGAGGCAACCGCACGCCAGCATGCGCACGCGGAGCTGGAGCGAGTGAAACGCGGCGTGGCGAAGTTCGACTACACGCTGGCGATCGGACGGGCTGATCTGTTCCCAGAGCAGGCCCTCACGGTGAGTGGCTTCAAGCCGGAGATTGATGGGCAACGCTGGCTGATTGCAAAGACTACCCACGCCATCAATGGCTCAAGCGGCTTTACAACATCGCTGGAGTTGGAAAGCATCGCCTGATGCTTTTCACCTCCTCTACTGCAACCGCTGATTTTCAGCAACTACTGGCATCAACAGCGTTCCATTGCCCGAGACTCTGCATGTGCGCATCTGGCTCAGCGCGTAGGAGCTCGCCTCGGAGTATGAAGTGAATCCGGTGACCGGTAATCGATGCTGCCGTAGCGTAATGCCACCACGTCTAGACACAAGAATCTCTGCGTAGCATTCAGCTCCAAGCCGAACAACGTGTGCAGTCAAAACGTATTCGCCTGACAGGCAAACCATTGCATCATCCATGTGCATCTCCGAGATGGCTTTCATCAAGTTGGACCGCGTGAGCAGAAGCGCAGACGAACGACTACTCACGATCATTATCTCAAATAAGACCCGCGCACGCTTGATGCAAATCAAGTGCGATTCTTACGCTATGTGTAGGACTTATCTGACAGCCAACCCGATTCGATCACTGTAGTGTTCCGATCTAAGGATGTCAGGTCATCTCGCGTTGCCAGGAGGGTGACGAAAGGATTGCAAGGAGCTATGTGCCGACACCTTAACGAAAGTCGCCGGTTATAGGCCGGCGGCTTTTTTTGTTGCCTATGAACCGTGTGTCTACAGTTCACGTTGGTATAGCCGAGAACGGCAAATTTGCCACGAGCAGCTGTCCAATCTCGATGCTGATCACTTGCTCTTTTTTTTGCGTCCACCAACAACGATCTGCATGTTGCTTTGATCGATCGGTGCGGTAGTAGAAATTATCGAGCCAATCTCGCTCTTGTTGAACGACAGAACTGGGCCGGTCCCAGTCTTGGAAGACGAGGCATCGGCCGACAAACCCAACGCAGCAAGCACAGCATTGCGCGCAGCCGGCGATGCATCTTTGAACGCAGACAGCAGTAGCCGATCGGCTGGGTCCAACTGCGCCCGATGTCCAGACAGCACGTACATGACATCAACTCCACGCTCTAGCGCGGCCAGTAGGTACGCTCCGCCGGGCAGGTTGACGTCTTTCTCGAAGTTCAGTTGCGCGTAGCGCGTGAGGCCAAGCTGCACAGCCATCTCGTCCTGAGTCAGGCCAAGCCGCTTGCGCTCTTCCTTCAGGCGTTTCCCTACGGTCATACAGGCATTTCCTTACTTGACAATGTTGAGTTAAGTCCACATAATTCCCAAAAAGTAGGCGGAACCGCGACATGCCCCGTAAGAGTCAAATGCAGCAGTTCACGCCCCGCAGCCCAGATCAGGCGCGGCAGTGGCTCGGAGCGAATGGCATCACAGTCTCGGCATTCGCACGGCAGAACGGCGTGGATCGGTCGGTCGTACATGACCTGCTGCGCGGCCGCTCTCAAGGCAAATACGGCGAGTCGCATAAAGCGGCAGTCGCATTGGGTCTCAAGGCACCAGCCAATAGTGCCACACAAATCCCAACCGCCAATAGCTCAAGGGGGTGAGCATGTTCGGTCGGAAAAAAATCGTTTTTCGCTGTGAGGCATGCAGCGCACGACTGATCAAACGCACCAGCTTCCTCGCTCACAAGTTCCTGCGGCATGACTCCTATGTGTGCGAGAACCCGATGTGCGGTGCGACCTACACAGGCCATTCGGAGTTAACCGGTATCGCCAGCCCCAGCGGCGTGCCCACCTCACACAGCGAGCTTCCACCGACCCCGGCCTATGAGCGTGCTCAGGCCTTGCAGGCATACCGCGATTCGCTCGGCGATCGCCAGATGGATCTGATTCCCGTCGGCGACGAGCCGTTCTTCCCTCACCTCTGAGGCACCCCTAATGCGAAAGACCCTTGATTGGGCGGCATTGCCGCCCACGGCGAAGCTTTGCCTGGAAGTCGCCCTCACCCATGGCGGATTGCTGAAGACCGAGCACGGTTACATCGGCCGCACTGCCGCCCCGGAGACGGCGCAGCGCTTTGGTGCGGTTGTGGTGGCAACGCTCATGCGCGAGGGCCTCGCAACGTCTGACAGCGTGGATGAGCGCCTTGTGGTGCTGACCGAATCGGCCATCGCTCTGTCCACTCTCCAACACGCAAACACCGAGGTCGGCTCGTGACGCACGCCAACAGCTGGTTCACCGCACAAGAGCCGCGATTCGTGGATGCGGCAAGCAATGTCCCGCAGCGCGTCGCGCCGCACGCCAAGCACGAAGAAGCACGCCTGCTCGCTGCCGCCGTTGACGCGCACCGTCGTGCAGGCGGCGCTTATGTCGTGATCGACAACGCCATCTGTGTGCCCGCGTCTGCGCGTCGGCTCGGCGTCTAAGGAAGTTCGATGCAAGAGGATCTGCGGCAACAGGTGCTGTCCCGGCTGGAACGGGATTACGGACTCAAGCACCGGAGCGGTACCGAGTACATGCGCGGCGGCAAATGCCCGTCGTGCAGCAAGAAGGAGCTGTACACCAACCATCTAAAACCTTGGGTAGTGAAGTGCGGCCGCCAATCCAAGTGTGGGCGCGAGCTGCACGTCAAGGATCTGTACGACGACCTGTTCGACGACTGGTCCAAGCGCTTCCAGCCAACGGCTGCGGCTCCCAATGCAGCGGCCGATGCATACCTGCAGTTCTCCCGTGGTTTCGACCTGGCTCTGCTGAAAGGCCTCTACAGCCAGGACAGCCACTACGACCGCAAAATCAGCGCCGGCACCGCAACGGTACGTTTCCCGCTGGTCAAGGGTGGCTGGTGGGAGCGCCTGATTGATCGCCCGCACCGCTTCGGCAAGCAGAAGGCGCGCTTTGCGCCAGGCCAGAGCTATGCGGGGGTGTGGTGGGCGGCGCCTGCCGCGCTGACAGCCATGCAGACGGTGCGCGAGGTGTGGATCGTTGAGGGCATCTTTGATGCGATCGCGCTCCTGCAGCACGGGATGTGCGCAGTGTCGGCCATGTCCTCCAACGCATTTCCGGAAGAGTCGCTACGCGAGCTGGCAAAGGCACGCTTGGCCGCCCTTCCGACGCTTGTGTGGGCACTGGACAACGAGCCGGGCGCCCGTGCGTATACGCACAAGCACATCAAGCGCGCAGCGGCGCTGGGCTTTGAATCGCGGGCAGCGCAGATCGTCCAGCGCGACGGCAAGAAGACCGACTGGAACGACCTGCATCTGCGCGCTATCGCCTCCGACGATCCCAAGCAGTGGAACAACGACATCAACGAAGCCCGCTACCAGGGCGACCTGCTCGTGGCTCGCTCGGCTGTGGACAAAGGCCTGCTCATGTTTGAGCACGACGGCCGCAACGACTTCTGGCTAGAGTATCGCTCCCGCCTGTACTGGTTCGACTTCGATACGCAGCGCTTCGACAAGCTGCGCAAGGAGAAGCTCGGCGACACCGATTCAGACGAAGGCGACGAGGTTGCGGCCGAGGATCTGAAGAAGATCAAGCGCGCCGCCTGTTCCGTGCAGAAGATCGCCAACTGCTACCCGGAGGCGCTGTATTTCCAGCGCCAAGAGGTCACCGACGAAAGCTGGTACTACTTCCGCGTCGATTTTCCGCACGACGGCCCCAGCGTAAAGGGCACCTTTACAGGTGGTCATCTCGCCAGCGCCTCCGAGTTCAAGAAGCGCCTGATCTCCCTGGCCGCCGGCGCGATGTTCACCGGCACCGGCCACCAGCTGGACCGCCTGATCGAAGAGCAGACCGAGGCGATCAAGACGGTGGACGCCATCGACTTCGTGGGCTATAGCAAAGAACACCGTGCCTACCTGCTCGGCGATATGGCCGTGCGCGACGGCGAGTTGGTGACAGCCAATGAAGAGGACTACTTCGAGTTCGACAAGCTGCGTTTGAAGACCACGCAGAAGTCCATCCGCTTGGAGATCCAGCGCGACGCCGAGGCATTCCGCGTGGATTGGCTACCGTGGCTGTGGCAGTGCTTCGGCACGCACGGCATGGTCGCCATGACGTTCTGGTTTGGCTCGTTGTTCGCCGAGCAGATCCGCGCCGGGCACAAGAGTTTTCCGTTCCTCGAAGCCACCGGTGAAGCCGGAGCCGGCAAGACCACGCTGCTGACGTTCCTGTGGAAGCTGCTGGGCCGCTCCGATTACGAGGGCTTCGACCCGGCCAAGTCATCAAAGGCTGGCCGTGCACGCGCCATGGGCCAGGTATCCGGCATGCCCGTCGTCCTGCTGGAGGCCGACCGCAGCGAGCCAGACAAGGCGCATTCCAAGACGTTCGAGTGGGATGAGCTGAAGGATTTCTTCGGCGGCGGCACGCTGGCAACACGCGGCGTGCGCAATGGCGGCAACGAGACCTACGAGCCGCCGTTTCGCGGCACGATCGTGATCACCCAGAACGCTGCGGTCGACGCCAGCGAAGCGATCCTCACGCGCATCGTGAAGCTGCACTTCAAACGCCCGCAGGTCACCACCGAAAGCCGCATCGCGGCCGACAACCTCAACGCGCTGCAGGTCGAAGAGGTCAGCCACTTCCTTGTGCGTGCCATCCGCCAGGAGCGCGCCATCCTCGATCTGTTCGCCGAGCGGGTGAAGGTCTTCGAGGCCAAGCTACGCGCGCAGCAGGATCTACGCCTGGAACGCGTCATCAAGAATCACGCCCAGATGCTGGCGCTGTTCGACTGCCTGCGCATGGTCATCACCATCCCCGACGACATGGTCGAGCAGACCCGGCTGGCGTTGTTGGACATGGCGCTGGAACGACAGAAGGCGATCAGCGCGGACCACGCGATGGTCAATGAGTTCTGGGAGGTCTACGAATACCTCGAGGCGACCGGCCACGGCAAAGCGGTCGTCAACCACAGCCGCGACGCGCAGCGCATCGCAATCAATCTCAATCACTTTGCGGCACGGGCCGCGCAGTTCAGTCAATCCGTACCCGATCTCAAGGTGCTGCGTGCGCTGCTAAGCGATTCGCGCCGGCACAAGTTCATCGGCGCCAATGTGGCAGTGAACAGTGCGATTCTCAAGGACGAGCACAGCGGCGCCGGCACAACTGTGAAGTGCTGGGTGTTCTCGAAATGATCGCCGCAAATTTCCGCACGTTTCCGTTGACACGCACCAAGGATCGGAGCGAATATTCTTACGTCGTCGCATATTCGGCGACCGGGATTGGTCTCCCGATTACTCAGGCGCACCAGCGCCCATCGATCGATGCAAGGCGCTTTTTTGTTGCCCTGCATCGCGCCGGGCACGTGCTTGCCATCTTTATGGCGGGCGGTACGTGGGGGGCTTCGGCCCCGCCGGTCCCTGAGTCCGGTAGACCAACCCGTGCCGTCCGCCACCCCGATTGGTCTCGGGTTGACGGACTCCAATCTACTCAGGAGTTCAGCATGTCCTACCACACCCAAGAAGCGCCCGCGTCTGCGGCGCGCCAAGTCACCCATTATTTCAGCCTGATCGCCAACACCCTCGAATGGAACCATGCCGCCTGGCAGAGCCTGATGGCTCGCCTGGAAGGCACTGGTAAGGCAATCCACGCCCTCACACTTGCCGACGTAGCTGCAGCCATCGCTGATGTCGACGCGTTGCTGAGCGAGGCGCAACGATGAACGCCAACAAGCAGTTTCGCGTCTGCGCTGGCGTCGTCCTCAGCTTCGAAATGATGCAGGGCTACGTCATGGTGATGCTGCATTCCGATGCGCTGCACGAAGTGGCACCGGTGCTGATTGCCTGCGAGTCGTTCGCGTCGGCTGACGTGATGCTGGGTAGCGATAGCCAAAGCATCGTGCTTGGGCGCTTGCACATTTGCATGCGCGCCGATCACGCGGCCGACGTGTTCGATTGGTTGCAATGCCGTTTTCTTGCTGCGGTAGGTGCGCGATGAGCGCTGCCCGTCTGCAGGACTTGCTGCCCAGCGGTGCCGATACGCCATCAACGAAGAAGAGCACGACCGCCTATGGCATGCGCAGCAGGAAGCGCTCGGCATCTGCGCGAACCACTCAATCCGCCTACCGGCGCTGATCTGATCTGACCTGTACCAGCGGGTCCGGCGGGCGGTGCGTCAACACCGCCCCTGGACCTTCCATCAACGAAGCTCGAGGAGAGCCACATGCAACAGCACGCTGTCACACGCCCGCTAACTTCCAGTGCCGGACCCGGCGAGCAGGCTATCACGCCCGCCGGAATCGGCTTTGACCTTGCCTTAGGCAAGGATTGCAGTGCGATCGCTACGCTCTACATCACTCACGACGCGGTCGTGGTGGTGGCTGCGCTGACCATGGGTCAGCACAGCAGCGCGACCCAACGCTGGGAGCGTCGCCGTGGTCCCGGCAAAGGCTGGAAGCTGATTAGCGGCCCACGCCTGTTCACCAATGAGGCGGACCGGATCAGCAATGCGCTGGCCGATTTCATGGACGATCTGGATTTCCCGTTCGACCTGGCCAACATGCTGCCGCGTCGCCCGACTGCCGCCGCCGAGGCAGCGATCGCCGCTGCTGCGCTGGAGGTGGCCCATGCTTAACCTGGCCCTGATCATGATTGCGCCGACGATCGGCGGCGCGCTGCTGTATCGGCTGTGGCTCACGCGTCCGGCGCGCTTCGCCCACAGCGGGCTGGCGGTGGGACAGATCCCGCAGCGGTTGCGTCGTCGTGGTGCCATGGCTGTGCGCCGGGCGGTGACGCATGGCTAAGTCGATCGTGGTCTACGGGCCAATGGCAAGCGGCAAGACGCTCAACGCTGATGCGATCTGCCAGGTCTATAGCCTCAAACGCGTGGTGGAGTTGGACGAGCGACTGCAGCGCAAGGGTGATGACTGGCAACTGGCCCAGCACGATGTGCTCATGCTGACCAATGATCGGTTGCTGGCCGAACTAACCGCGCAGCGCCTGTGCATTGAAGTGGTTGCCATCGCCGACGCGCGCGTGCGCGTTGGCGCTGCGTGGAGGTCACCACGATGACGCTCGATCGCGTGATTGCTGTAAGCCGTGCGGCGCAGCGCTACGGTGGCCCCGGCTCACTGTCGACGGGCGAGGCCTTGACGGCTGCACTGGTGCTCAACCGACACGACTGGCTCGCGGACATGGACTACACCATCGCCCAGGCGCTTGATCGGATTGAAGAGGATTCCATCGCGCATCTGCGCCAGGCAGAGAGGGCGATCGGGAGCAGCGCTGGGGAATCGGAGGGAGACCACGCATGACGCAGCGCGAGATCTCGCACCCTGAGCCGTTGCCCGCCTGCCGGGCTGGTCACGCCGGCCGACACATCGCGGATGGCCGCCGCCTGCAGGCCGGTGGCGGGCACGTCATCGAGTGCCCATGCGGGCGCACCAAGAAGCACGCCGGCTTCGACGAAGCGCTTGCCGATTGGAAGCGGATGCACCGCATCCGTGTGCCACGCCAGACGGCGCCAGCCGACAGCAACGTGGTGCAGCTCGGGCTGCGCCTTCGCGGAGGTGCCACTCAATGAGCGACGAGGACACAGAAGCACACCGGCGCCAGTGTGAGGCGCGCTACTGGCTGCGGCAGGGCTACACCGACGCCAAGTCGGTCGGCCTGCTACAGCAGCTGATCGCCGCCAAGCGCGGTGATCAAGCGGCAAAAGATCTGCGCGACGAGATGCGGGAGCAATGGAGGAACCGCCAACAGTGGCAACAGGAGCAGCTGCTATGACGGGGCGAATCCTGCATTTCGCCGACCTGCAGCGCATCTGCTCACCAGACGGGCCGGCTCCACGCCTGGTGGTGGTCTGCCGCTGGGCAGACCGGCAGGGTATCCGCTACCGCTACGACCGCAAGGGCCGTATCTGGACAACGATTGATGCTGTGAACGCCGCGCTCGGCATCACCGAGCCTGCGGCCAACCAAGAAAATGCAATGGAGCTGATCTGATGGGACGCGGTAGAAAAAGGAAGTTCAACCCAGCTATTCCGGCCCATATCGATCAGGCCGCCCTGCCGCAAGGCGTGTATTGGGAGGATGGCCGCTGGTACATCATCGAAGCACATCCTGAGGGAGGCCGTCCTAAGAAAAGGACGGTCGCACACAGACATTCGCGCCTTTCGGAACTCCACGCGATTGTGGAATGCGCGCGGGGCGAGATCGAGAGAGGCACTCTGGCCTTCTTGGACGAGCGCTTCCACCGATCCACCGAGTTCAAGGCTCTCGCGCCTGGCACCCAGAAGGACTACAGGCAAAGTGGTCAAGCAGCCTGCGCCTACGTGCTGAAAGACGGCAGCCAGCTTGGGCGGATGCAAGTAACGCGTATCAATGTCCCGACCATGCAGCGCTTGGTGGAGACTCTCGCAGCAGGGCGAGAGGCCACAGCTATGCAACCAGCAATCGAGCCTCGCCCGAGCAAGGCCAACCACGTGCTTCGATACCTTCGCCGCCTCTTTGGGTGGGGAATACGATTTGGGCTGTGCGAACACAACCCGGCCAAGGGCGTACGCCAGGCGAAGGAGCTGGCCGCTCACACGATGCCGGAGCAGGACGCTTTCACTGCAATATTGCGGTTTGCGCAGCAGCGAGCCACCTTTGACGCGCACACCAAAGGCAGCGTCTCGCCATACCTGCATGCGGTGATGGTCCTGGCCTACAACCTGAGGCTGCGCGGGGCTGAAGTGACCGATCTCACTGACGCGCATGCCGGCGAGCAGGGCATCTTGGCGAGGCGGCGAAAAGGCTCGCGCGACAACGTCACGCTCTGGAACGAAGAACTGCGCGGCGCGTGGGCATGGTTGATTGAGTACCGCAGGCGCACGATGGCCGCGCACGAGCGGCCCGTTCCTCTAAAGCCGGAGCAGCGCCGGCTGGTCGTCAGCCAATCGGGAACGCCGTTAACGAAGTCGGCACTTGACAGCGCGTGGCAACGCATGATGACCCTCGCTATCCGGGAGGGCGTGATCGAAGAGGCTCAGAGGTTCAGCCTCCACGGATTGAAGCACCGTGGCATCACAGATACGGAGGGCAACCTGGCTGACAAGCAAGAAGCCGCAGGCCACAAAACCCAGGAAATGACGCGGCGTTATTCGCACGATGTGCCAGTCGTAAAGCCGCCTCGCCGGATTCCGTAGGCCAGGGCTTTGCTCCAATTACTTGGCCGTGGAACCGCGTTCCCGGCCACTTATTTTCCCGGCAATTTTCCCGGATGCACAAAAAAGGCGCCTGCGGCGCCGTCTAAGTTACTGATTTCATTGGTGGGCCGTGATGGATTCGAACCATCGACCAAAAGATTAAAAGTCTTCTGCTCTACCGACTGAGCTAACGGCCCACTGACCCGACATTGCGTCGGGGTGAGCATTCTACCCTACGCGAGCGTCAAGATAAAATGGCGTAGTGGGTGGGGTCTGGGACGCCGGCGTCGGCGAAACCGGCAGCGCGCAAGCGGCATGCATCGCAGTGGCCGCAGGCGCGCCCGTCAGCGTCGGCACGGTAGCAGGAGACGGTGAGGCCGAAGTCCACGCCCAGGCGCACGCCTTCACGGACGATGTCGGCCTTGCTGAGGAACTGTAGCGGTGCATGCACGCGCAGCCCCGCGCCTTCCACGCCTGCCTTGGTGGCCAGATTGGCCAGCACTTCGAAGGCGCGCACGAACTCGGGGCGGCAATCCGGGTAGCCCGAGTAGTCCACCGCATTGACGCCGCAGAACAGGTCATTTGCGCCGACGACTTCGGCCCAACCAAGCGCCAGCGACAGCATGATGGTGTTGCGCGCGGGCACGTACGTGACCGGAATGCCGTCACCACCGGCGTCGGGGACGTCGATGTCGTCGGTCAGGGCGGAGCCGCCGATGCTGCGCAGGTCTACATCGACCACTTTGTGCGCAACGACGCCCTGTGCGGCGGCAACGCGTGCGGCGGCGTCCAGTTCCGAGGTATGGCGCTGGCCATATCGCACGCTCAGCGCGTAGACGGCAAAGCCCTGCTCCTGCGCGAGTGCGATGACAGCGGCGGAATCCATGCCACCGGACAACAGAACAACGGCTTTTTTCATGACGAATCGGCGATCGCTGCGGAATAGGGCCGAAGGCTATCAGGGACCGCGGTGCAGGGCGACCAGGCGACCGATTATCGGTCCATATTGGCCTCGTGAAGGTTTAGAGCGGCTACCAAAACGTAGCGAACAGCTGTCAGGTGGGCGCGGACGGCGCGCTCAGAACCGCAGTGGACGCGTGGTACATGCCGATTCCGAGCACCGGCCGCGCCCGCCTAGCGGTGAGCGCAGTCGTTTTGTTAGCCGCTCTTAGATGGCGGCGCACGGACGATGGGAATGCGCCGGTGCTATGCGTTCGGTCGCTGCCCGTTTTTTCTCGTGGACCGGCGCGCGCTTTACGCTCCATTCGTACGTCCTGGTATCTGGCCGTTTTCTCCCATGCGGACACGCCGTCCTGCCGCCGAGCAGTTGCCTGCCGATGAGCTGTTTCGTTCGCGTCTGGAGAACCAGATCGACTTGCGCCATCCGCTGGTCCAGCTGAGCCATCGGCTGCCGTGGAGTGCGTTGGAGCAGGCGCTGTCGCCGCAGTTGCCGGCCACCACCGGCACAGGCGGTCGGCCCGCATTGCCGGTGCGGTTGATCGCCGGGTTGCTTTACCTCAAGCACGCCTACGACCTGTCCGACGAGGCGGTCTGCGAGCGCTGGCTGGAAAATCCGTACTGGCAGTTCTTCACCGGCGAGGTGGTGTTCCAGACCTGCGTGCCGTGCGATCCCAGCTCCCTGACCCGTTGGCGACAGCGTCTGGGCGAAGCCGGGATGGAAGCGCTGTTGGCGCACACGATCAACACCGCTCACGCGATGAAGGCGGTGGATGCGCGCGAGTTGTCGCGGGTGATCGTGGATACCACCGTGCAGGAAAAAGCGATCGCCCATCCCACCGACAGCCGTTTGCTGGAGGTGGCGCGCAAGAAGCTGGTGCTGCTGGCCAAGCGACACGGCATCGCACTGCGACAGAGCGATGCGCGGCAAGGTCCGGCGTTGCGCCGCAAGGCCGGGCGCTATGCGCATGCGCGCCAGTTCAAGCGCATGCGCAAGGTGCTGCGACGCCAACGCACGATCCTGGCACGGGTATCACGCGATCTGCAGCGCAAGCTGGCCCAGCTGGAACCGTCGGTACGTGAGCGCATCGGTGTCTGGTTGGAGCGCGCGCAACGGTTGTTGGCACAGCGTCCCAAGGACAAACAAAAACTCTACGCCTTGCACGCGCCGGAAGTGGAATGCATGAGCAAGGGCAAGGCAAGCAGCCCCTACGAATGTGGCGTCAAGGTCGGCATTGCGGTGAGTGCGCGCAAGGGCTTGATCGTGGGCGCGCGCAGTTTTCCCGGTCATCCCTACGACGGCGATACGTTGGCCGAGCAACTGGAACAGGCGCGCGGGCTGCTGCAGGATGTGAATGTGATCCCGCAGGTGGCGATCGTGGACTTGGGGTATCGCGGGCGGGACGTGGAGGGTGTGCAGATCCTGCATCGGGGCAAAGCCAAGACGCTGACACGACGGCAATGGCGCTGGATCAAACGACGGCAAGCGGTAGAGCCGGTGATCGGACATCTGAAACGGGACTGCCGCTTGAATCGCTGCCATCTCAACGGCGCCCAAGGCGATGCACTGCACGTGCTCGGCTGCGCCGCTGGCGACAACCTGCGGTGGCGGCTGCGCTGGATCGCATGTTTGCGTGCCTGGTTGCAGGTGGCGCGGGCGCGTTCCTCAACGCCCTCCAGCACCATGTTGCCCGCAAACATGGTACTGGAGGTTTGA